AGCAAAAAGTTGCTAAAGGTATTATTGGTGCTAGATCTTTATTTGGTAAAGCTGGTGGTAGAGGATTTTTTGGATAATGGTAGCAAAGGTTTACCAAAATCCTAAAGGCGGATTAAATGCTAAAGGTAGAGCATACTTCAAAAGAACTGAAGGTGCTAACCTAAAAGCTCCTGTTAAAAAAGGAATTAATCCAAGAAGAATTAGTTTTGCTGCAAGGTTTGCAGGAATGAAAGGCCCAATGAAAGATTCTAAAGGCAGACCAACAAGAAAAGCCTTAGCATTAAAAGCGTGGGGCTTTGGTAGTGTTGAAGCTGCAAGGAACTTTGCAAATAGACATAAAAAGAAATAAAAATGTCTGTGGCAAAAAAAAGTAAACCTGCTTTATGGGCAAGAGCAAAAGCTCAAGCTAAAGCACAAATGGGAGGGAAACATAGTGCGAGAGCTATGCAACTTGCTGTTAAGATATATAAAAAAGCAGGTGGAGGCTATAGAGGATCTAAGTCAGGATCTAATAAGCTATCCAAATGGAGTAAACAAAAATGGAGAACAAGTAGTGGAAAACCAAGTGAAGGAAAACGAAGATATTTACCTGAGAAGGCTTGGAAGGCTCTTACGGCTAAAGAAAGGTCAGCAACTAACCAAGCTAAAGCACGTGGAAATAAAGAAGGAAAACAATTTGTCAAACAACCAAAAAGTATCGCCGCAAAAGTTAAAAGATTTAGAAAGTAAAAACAATGACTAAAAAATGGATTCAAGCTGCTATTAAAAAACCTGGTGCTTTAAGAAAGTCTATGGGAATTAAAAAAGGTGAAAAGATTCCAATGAAAGATTTAAAAAAAGCTGCTAAGAAGAAAGGTAAGATGGGAGCTAGAGCAAGATTAGCAATTACTTTAAAAGGATTTAAAAAATAATGGAATACACATACGAAGATACACCTACAGTAGATACTACAGATAAAGCAACTGCTATCTTACAAAAGTATAAAGAAGCTGTATCTGTTAAAGATCATTGGAGAGAAAAATTTGAAGAAGCATATGAATATTGTCTTCCAAATAGAGAATCATTTTATGATGAATCACCAGGACAAAAAAGAACTGATAAGATCTTTGATGAAACAGCAGTAGTAGGTGTTCAAGAATTTGCATCTAGATTACAATCTGGTATTGTTCCAACATTTGCTAGATGGGCAGATTTCCAAGCTGGTGTAGAAATACCTGAAGAACAAAAATCTCAAGTCAATTTACAATTAGATAAAATAACTGAATACGTTTTTGAAGTATTACAAAACTCAAACTTTAACCAAGAATGTCACGAAGCATTTATGGATTTAGCTGTAGGCACAGGATGTATGTTAGTTGAAGAAGGTGATGCAGTAAATCCAATCAAGTTTACTGCTGTACCTCTACCTAAAATCTGTTTACTTAATGGGCCAGATGGTAAAATAGATACTGTCTATAGAACTAGAAAAGTTAAACCAGAACATATTCAAATACTTTATCCTAAAGCAGTAATGCCTCAATATTTTGATCCATTAAGACAAAAAAAAGATTTAACTATTATTGAAGCAGTTTACAGAGTTTATGAAAACAATGTTGAAAAATATAAATATTGCGTTGTATTAGAAAATCCTAAAGCAGTAATCTTTGAAGAATATTATACAGGAGAAGGATCAAATCCTTATTTAGTATTTAGATGGAATAAAGCATCTGGAGAAGTTTATGGTAGAGGCCCAATCTTTAATGCAATGGGTGCTATTAAAACTTGTAACTTAACTATTGAGTTAATATTACAAAATGCACAGATGGCAGTATCTGGAGTTTATACTTATGAAGATGATGGTGTTATCAATCCAGATAATATTGCATTAGTACCAGGATCTTTAATTCCAGTTGCACCAGGATCAAGAGGATTAAGTTCAATTCAATCTGCATCTAATTTTGATGTTGCACAATTAGTATTAAATGATATGCGACAAAATATTAAAAAAGCTCTTTATATGGAAACTCTTGGAAGACCAGAAGGTACACCAATGACAGCAACAGAAGTTTCTGAAAGAATGGCAGATCTATCTAGACAAATTGGATCTTCATTTGGAAGATTACAATCTGAGTTTATTCATCCATTATTAAAAAGAATTATTAGAATATTATCTAAACAAGGTAGAATAGAATTACCTAAAGTTAATGGTAGAGAAGTTAAGATAGCTGCAAGATCTCCATTAGCTAAAGCACAACATATGCAAGACATTGCAGATGTAAATAGATTCAATGAAATTATAGCAGGTACTTTTGGTCCACAAATGGTTAATGTAATTATTAATCAAAATGAAACTGCAAAGTATTTAGCTAGTAAAATGAATTTGCCAGAAAAACTTATTCGTGATGAAGAAGAACAAAGGCAAATAGTACAACAGATAAGTCAATTACAAAATCAACCGAAAGAAGGAGAGATACCTCAATAATGAGCTGGGATGGGTTAAAAAATAAAAAACCAATTCCTGCAAAATCTATAGATGGTTACGTAAGATCTGACGAAGATGAACGTAATCTGAATAAAGCATTTGCAGGTTTATTCAAGGGCGATCTAGGAAAGACAGTTCTTGAGTATATTAGATCTATTACAACTGAAGCTGTTGCTGGGCCAAATATAGACAGCAACCAATTATTTCATTTAGAAGGAATGAGATTCTTAGCAGGTGTAATTCAAACACGTATAAAAAAAGGAGAACAAGATGGTAGATGATAATGCTACAAATCAAGCACCAGTCACCACAGATTCGAAAGAGCAAACTGTTGTGTCTAAACCAGAATATGTACAAGACAAATTTTGGGATGTTGATAGAAAAGAAGTTAATTTAGAAAATTTAGCTTCTAGTTATAATGCTCTTGAAAAAAAACTAGGTTCAAGAACAGAAGACTTGTCTAAACAAATTAGACAAGATATGGAACTTGAAAGATTAAAAAATGCTCCTGAAGCATATAAAGTTAATCTTCCAGAACTTCCAGAAAATGTAGATGTATCTGTATCTGATGATATGGAGATTGTACAATGGTGGAAAGAAACTGCTAAAAAAAATGGTTTATCACAAGATCAGTTTGATGAAGGTGTAAATATGTTCATCAATAATGCTGTATCTGCTTTGCCAGATATAAATGCAGAAATGCAAAATCTTGGTGATAACGCTAAAGAAAGAATAGAAGCTGCTGAGTTATGGTCTAAAAAAAACCTATCTCCTAGTGCTTATAGTACTTTCTCAAGTATAGCTGCTACAGCAGATGGAGTTAAGGCTATTGAAGAAATAATGAAGTTAACTAAAGATAGTCCTATTCCAACAACACCAACTCAAGTGTCTGTTACGCCAGACTTGCAAGATTTAAAATCTATGATGAATGATCCAAGATACTTTGATTCAAATCAAAGAGATCCTTCATATGTCAAACGAGTAACGGAGCTTTATGAGAAAGCGTACAATAAAGCGAAACAAGGTTAAAAAACCTTTTCGTTTTAAAAAGCTTAAAACAGATCTACATTGGCTAGATGCTGTATCAGATTCTGGATGGTTATCTGAAGAAGATATGGATAATCAAAAACCTGCTGATGCAATATGTAGCCAAATGTGGATTTATAAAGAAGACGATAAATCAATTACATTATTTGGCACTTATTCATATGATGATAAAGGTAAGTTAGAATTTGGTGAAGTTATAACTATACCTAAAATATGGATTTAATGTGCGTTGTTTAGTATCATAAACAAATCTATTTTTGCAGCAAGACCTTAAAAATGTTCAATGATTGCCCTTAATTGGATAACAATCCTCTGCATTTGTAAGACAATCGGATAACGTAAACTTAACAACAACAATAAAAAAGGAGCTAATAAATGGCTACATCAATAACAAATGCCTTTATAACTCAATTCGAAGCTGAAGTTCATATGGCTTACCAAAGAATGGGAAGCAAACTAAAAAATTTAGTTAGAAATGTGAACGGAGTAAACGGATCTACTGTTAAGTTTCAGAAAGTTGCACAAGGTTCTGCAAACACTAAAGCAAGACACGCTGAAGTAGTTGCAATGGATCTTTCACACAGCAATGTGTCAGCAACTTTAACTGATTACTATGCAGCAGATTACGTTGACAAGTTAGACGAGTTAAAGGTAAACATTGACGAAAGACAAGTAGTTGCACAATCAGCAGCTTATGCACTTGGTAGAAAAACTGACGAAGTGATAAGAGATGTGATGGATGCAGGTACTGCTTTCGCAAATAACGTAAACTCAGACGCATCAACAGCTATGTCTTTAGTGAAAGCTAAAAATATGATGGAAACATTCAATGGTAATGACGTTCCAGATGATGGTCAAAGATACTGGGTAGTAGGGCCTAAACAATGGTCTGATCTATTAGGTATTGATCAGTTTACAAGACTAGAATACGTAGGACAAGATGAACTTCCATTCAAAGGTGGTATGACTGCTAAAAGATGGTTAGGATTCTTATGGTTCGTACACTCTGGTTTATCTACAGTATCAAGCGATAGATACACACTAGCTTTCCACAAATCATCTGTGGGATTAGGTGTTGGATCTGACGTTAAAACTGAAGTGAACTACATTCCAGAAAAAGTATCACACTTAATTACATCTATGTTATCATTAGGTGCAGTTGAGATTGACTCTAATGGATTAAGAGTTCAGAAATGTGCGGAGTAATAGGAGGATAATATGGCATACGCAACAGACAACCCAATCAAAAAGATTGCTGAAGCTGGTGGTAACAGTATTTTCTTCTATATAGACGGAGATGCAATTGGAACTATTAGTGGTTCTGGTTACTTCAACTCAGCATATAATCAATTAAAACAAGGTGACATTATTATTGTTACTTCTGGAGTTGGTGGAACAATAGCAGCAGACGTGCTATCTGTAACATCTGCATCTGGAGCAGCAACAGTAACTACTGTAGCTTTGGCTTAATAATATATATTTTTGGGGGCGAGGAAACTCGCCCTCAATTTAATAAAGGATTTTAATGGCAACAAGTAAAGTAGATATATGTGCAAGAGCTTTAGTAATGATAGGTGCTCAACCTATATCTTCTTTTTCAGATGGTAGCACTGAAGCTCTCGTTGCATCAAATGTTTATGAAGATATTGTTCAATCTTCTTTAACTAGACATAGATGGAAATTTGCTACTAACCAAAAACAATTATCATTATTAGCATCAGCACCAGAAGGTAGATATGATTATGCTTATCAATTACCTGCTGATCCTGGAGTATTACAAATTATTACAGTAACAGTTAATGA